ATTGGCTAAGGCTAGGTTAGTTGTTCCTGATGTGGCAGTAATTGGATTGCCTCGGCACTCATAAAAAGCATTTTCAAACTCACTTGTATCCTTCTGGGTGACAAAGGAGGTAATTCCATTAGTTATCCAATCCCGCAAGTCCTGCGGAGTTATCAGCTGACTGGTATTGTCAGGGAAAAAGCCTAATGAATCTGTACTTAATTGCGCTCTGGTTCTATTCGCCATTGTCGAAGCCTGTGCTGTAACCGTCTGTGAATGCTCCTCCTACTCCTGATGTCTGTGCAGACATTAGTAAGGTGAACTTAGTTGTACCTCCGGAAGCATCTTCAGGTTGATTCATAGCCTCTGTAATGAAGCCTTGAATGTCTAAACTGCCTGAAGTGAGCCTGACTTTCCGGTATTGCTCTTCTTGGCTCAAAAATAAGAAATCGCAGAGACTTTGCGGATAACTAAACTCAATGCCTATGGGCTTAAATAGATACTCTTTTTCGCCTGCTCTTAATAGGTCGGCATAGATATTGGAGTTCTCATAAACATCTGAGTCGCTGGCATACTGCTGGCATGGTTCAATGCTGTCTGCTATCGTGCTTATGTAGGCAACCTGATACTCTCCAACTTGGAATCTGAGCATCTTAGAGTTAGTGCCGTAAGTGTGCATGCCAAGCACCTTCCACCATCTGAAGGCTACTCTGGCTGGTGTGTGCCAGATGTTGTATAGGTTGTTAAGTGGTGAGCTGCTAAAGTTAATTAAGCTCGATGGCATGCTGATTTCCCCTGGATCAAATGTAACTGCTCCGACTTCTTGCGGCAGATTGAAGCAACTGTCTTCAATGTCATCATAAATGACCTCATTTCGGTTGAGCCAGATGATGAATGTCTCATAGTCATTAGGCCTGTCAGAAGTAGCTCCGCCAAAGGTGATACCTGAGAGCCTCCTGCTGAACTCAATGGCATAGCCTTCAGCAATAATCTGACTTCTGATGTCGAGCTTGGCACTACTGGCCTCATTCATGGCCCTATTATCCACAAAGTAGTTTCGGTCAGTGTGAATGGCATACACACCTGAGAGCTGAATGTTCTTCCACTTGTCTGAATAGCCAAGAGTGATATTATTCTTCAATAAATCAACCTTAGCCATCTGATCTACTTCACCTACATTCTCAAAGCTCTGGCTGATGCTGTTCTGGTAGAAGTATTCCCTCGGCTCTACTCTGATTTTCCATTCCGTTCCTGTCCATTCGTATGCCCATCCAAGGCAAAAGATTTTATCTAAGTCCTCAAAAGTGTTCTTCCAGGTTGTCTTTAATGCGCCTAGGTTATTAGTATTCTCAGCTCTTCTGATGCGTAAGCCATTGGTCAGCGCATTGTTCCAATAGCAGCCATTGCCAGACTCTGAGAAGGCATCAGATAGCAACTTATCATTGCTTCCTGTCATCAGGTAGATGCACCTCCTTAGCCACTGCTCAATGGTCAGGCAGTTGGCAGTTGATGCGAACTCTCCGGCATTGATTTCATTGAGACTTATCTTATAGCCATCAGCAATATCAACTGTAACCGCTGCGGTAACTGTTGAGAATGTGTCTTGGACAAAGAACAGAGAAATAGTGTAGCCACTTGGAATGGTGAATGAGCCTGTAAAGTTCTGGCTGACATTGATTGTCTGACTAGGCAGAAGGTCAATAGTGTATAGGTTAGCTGTTCCTGCAGGAGTGTTTCCATTAAGTGCAATAAAGGCCAATGTGATTTGAACATTGCCACTTGTGTCATTATTGGTCAGAGTGAAGTCAATGGTTACATTATAGTCCCAGGTTCTGGTAGTAGTTGCATTGTTCTTCAGAATTGGAGTTGTTTCCCATGTTGCTCTAGTGATAAAAATCACATTAGTGTCAAAGGTTGAGCCATAGGTCTCCTTAAAGTCGCTCTGCTGCCAATAGGTAGGCACAACTGCAAATCGCTGAGCAATCGCACCTAGAGGCCCATTGTAAGTATAGGTTGAGCTGCTGGCCAAGTTCTTACCATTAGCCTGAAGGTATAAGTCCTGCCTGTGCAGCCTTATCTCCTTCTGCACCAAAGCTGCAACAGCATCACCATTAAGGTCAGTGGTGCTGGTCAGGTCAATCTCCACATCTTGCCTGCTCTTAAACTGCTCTCTGAAGTTATCATCAATAATGCCAACGGTTATCTCCCAGCTGTCAGTGTCACAGACATTATGCTCCTGGTAGATGCTAAGGTTGAGCATTCCTTCGAACTCATAAAGTGAGCCACCATAACCGACATCCGATGTGATTTTAATGGCTATCTCGGCATTGATGAATTGCATATCGTACAAGTCCTTGATGAGCTTTGCGCCCTTATTGTAGAATCTTAGCTCAGTGCTGAATGGCTGGTCAATGCCATGACTCTCCATCCTGACCGCTGTGAATTCGATTGCATCCCAGCCAATAGGCTCTTCTACCTCAATTCCGTTCAGATAAAATTTCCATCCTGCCATGTCGCAAAGGTAAAAAGAAAAAGCCCCTGCAATGCAGAGGCTCTTTACACAGTCTAATCTAAACCAATAACCTCATGAATCAGTCCTGAACCTATTGTTCAAAATTTTAGTTGTCCTTCTGGGAGTCCTTATGAATTTCTCAAAGCCTCGCTCATCCATGCTGAGCTGAGTGATTGGTAGGCTCTTCAATATACTTCCAAGCTCTCTTATCTCACCCACCACCGGAGAGCCTGAGCTGCTGTTGCGGTTAGCATAATGGTTAGCCAGGAACAGCTCTTGCCTGCTCAGGGCATGGTTAGGTATTACCTGTGAGCCTTTAGGTAGATCAACCAAAGTGGCAGATGCCGGAGTGAAATAAACTTTGCCCGACTCAGTCACAACTTTCTCCACACCTCGCTCACCGACTATGGCCTTGCCTCCCTTAAATGGTTTGCCCTTAGTACCCTCAGCGAACTCAGGCACAGGCTGGGCCATGATGAATCCTATCTGTGCAGCCTGATTAAACAGTGTAAGTGCAGCAAGTGGCAATGTCACCGGGTTACTTGACCACTTAGCAACTATTGATGCGGTTTCAAATATTACCCTAGCCACAGCAGCAGTCTGCTCAGCCTTCCATGCCTTCATTTTAAGCTCTCTTTCCTTCTGTTCCCTGCGCTGATTTATTTCATCAATCTTTTGCTGATTGCCATCTGCTAGCCTTATCTCTTGTTCGTATCTCTTGTCATTTAGAGCCATTTCATTGTTTATTCTAGCCTGAAATAATCCAAATGCGCCATCAGATAAAGTCTGTGCCAGCTCAATTCCTTTTTGAACAGCCTCAATCCTTTCCTCTAGCTCTTTCTGCCTTCGCTCTTCTCTTTCTTTGGCAAACTTTTTATCAAGCTCATTTAGTTTTTCTAGTAGGTCAATCTCAAGTTGCTCAATTTCAAAATTTACTTTTTGTCTTTTTGATGTTCTTTCCTCTTGCGCCTTGGTTTTTTCAGCTTCAAATTTTGCATTTTCCTCGCGCTGTTTTTTGATAGCATCAAGCACATCTTGAGTTTCTGACTTTAAATCTCTAATTGTCTGAACCCTGTTAAGCTCTTTTTCAAGTCTTGTTTTTTCAATTCCATCCTTAGCCGCCTCTACTCCTAATGCAGCATACTGAACTTGCAGCTTATAGACATCTTTTAAAAATTTATCCTCAGCCTTAAATTCTTCTCTGAGTAGGTCAATTTTATTATCATATCTAATTTTATTAATGATAGATGATAATTCTCTTTCAAGTTGTAAAAGTTTAAGCCTTCTCTCATATTCCTCTTTATCTCTTTTTGCTTTTTCCTTAACATCTTCAGGGGAAGCTAAGACAGGTGTATTGATGATAACCCCAGCAATTTTGGAATACTGTTCCTCCATTGCCTGAAGTATTTTTAGCTCATTCTCCTGCTTTGTTAAGTTCATCTGAAGCCTACTGCTCATAGTTCCAGCAGCTGATATTCTAGCCTCTGATACTTTAAGCATCTGCGCTTCAATTCTACCCTCAATGCCTAAAAGCTGATTTAAAGCAATCTTTTTCCTGATGTCATCCAGATTAGCAGCTGTTATCTTGACTATTCTCTGCTGATCCAATTTAATTGTCTCTTTGGTTAGCTCGGTCTCAATGCGCTTCTGAGCCACCGCTTCAGCATTAAACTTAGCTTGCCTTTCAGCTGTTGTCTCTCCTCCAGCCTTAGCTAAGTTAGCTGCAATCCCAGCAGCCAAATCATAAGCACCTTTCAGGAATGGATTAAGTTTATTGCCTATGGCTAAAATTAGCTGGTCAATGGATGAGTTAAATCTATTCTGGCTGGCAGCTAATGTAGTAACCTGCTGATTGCCCTTACCGAATGTATTTTCAAGCTCAGTGGCAAACTTTGGAAGGAAGTCGCTAGCAAGTACTTGACCTTTCTGAAGCATCTTGTTAAGCTCTCCGGTAGTTACTCCCATAGCCTTGGCTGCTATGCCGAATGCGCCTACAAGTCTCTCACCTAACTGTCCTCTGAGTTCTTCAGCCTGCACGTTGCCTTTGGACATCATTTGTCCAAGTGCCAGGAATGCGCCTTTAGTATCTTCAGCAGATAAGCCCATTACCTGTGCTGCCTTAGCTACCGCTGCAAATTGCCTGTTAGTCTCTTGGCTGCTCTGCCCTGCCAGATTAGAGGCAGAGGCAAAGGTCTTATAGCCTTCAACTGCGCCCCTCAAATCAAGGCCTAGCTTCTGAGCTGTCTGCCTTACAAATTCAAAGTTCTTATTGCCCATCTCGGCAGAGCCAGAGGCAAAGTCAATGGCCTTTCGCATTGCCTCAAACTTGATGGTAGTCTCAACCACAGCAGAGGCGAACTGCTTAATCTGACTTACTGCAAATAGGCCACCTAGAACACCACCTACTTTTCCAGCTATGCTTCCAAGCTCGCCAAATGACTTATTGGTGTTCTGGCTTTCCTGGTTAAACTTTTTAAGCTCAGCAAGAGCCTGCTTTTCTTCAGCAGAGAGTTTATCAAAGGCCTGTGCTGCCGCTTCCAGATTGGAAGTCTCAACCAGATACCTAATCTTGATGTCATTCGTAGAAATAGTAGCCATGAGCTTGTCTTTATGGCTCAAAGATAGCAATTAAAAAAGCCACCGGAATCCGATGGCCTTTTCTCAATTATGAAAAACTAAACAAATCTATCCCTTACCCTTTTTACTCTTCTGAGCTGCAATATAGCTGCTCACGATTAAATAGTATTCATAGACTGGCCTTTCGACCAGGAATTTAGCTCGCTCAGGATCTCCACCTGCGACTCTAAACTGCTCATCAAATCTAAGTCTGTGCTGTCTAGTGATTGCAGTCCAATAATGCC